TTCAGGCTGACCCCAAATACTGTTGATTACCTTTTGAATAGTCGTCTTACCAGTACCCGATTCGTTTTCCGTAATGGAATAGATCAAGCCTTTTTGCTTGGTAAACTTTAGCAAGGGTGCCCCCAAGCCAGCAAAGAAGAGGAAAGCACGTGCTTCTTGCCCTACCCTAGCATAGACATCAGTTACCCGCTTATGTTGTTCTAAGCTACCTTTTGGCTTAAATAGGTGAACAAACGGCATGGTTGTGCTAGATGGTGGTGAGTAGGTAATCCCGTCAATAGAGATTTCTTTGTCGCCCACAATAAACTTAGAGTCATCATCGCACCAGCCAAACTGCACACGCATTTGTTCTGCTGTGTTACGGTCTAGTAGTTCTTGCGCAAATACCGTTACGTAATTCATAATCGCCTTCATTTCATTAGCGGTGCCAATAACACCACGCTTGGATACAACATCTTTGAACTTATCAAAACTCATTAGTTCTGTTGCGGCGCAAGCAAACTCCCGTACGCCATCATTAGGTAGGTGCAGTCGCATCCAAATCATCTCACCCAACTCAGGGTCTAGCATACGTTTAACTACATAAAAGTCGTGCTTACAGATCAGCTTGTCCTTCTCAACTTCTTGCTCACCTTCGCCCTCATCCTTAGTAAAGCCTTGGCGGTATATACCACCGTTTTTTCCACGAAAATATGGGAACGGTAACTGAGGTATGGTGTAGGTTATTTCGCCACCCAAGTCAAAACTAGGTAGGGTTACGACGTTATCTTCCTCAGTAGCCTTAGCTACGTAGCGGCTTAGCTGAATGGGGGAACTAATTGTGCCTTTGCTTGGGCATCCGTCGCACCCACCCGGATTGTTGCTTTCAAACGTACTACAGAATTGAGGACCACCTGTGTCGTTTGCTTTGCCTTCTGTATCAGCCCAAGAGTAGTTAGGGTGCTTCTCAGATAGCCTGTGAATAGCTGTATCCCTGTCCTCGCAACGCTGAGCAACTGAGAGCGCACCACGCCATAAATCGTAGCCTATGGTAGCTTGGTTCTTGTACGCATAGGTAAGCTGAGCGCACTTACCACTCTTCATAATCTCAGCAAAGTTAGACATGTAGTTACCCATCAATGCACGGGTAGTCTCATCCATAGGGCGGCGAGGAGCCTTAGTCAAATCTAGTTCGCTTACATTCAAGTCCTTAGACACCAGCATCTTAAACGCAAAGTAGGAGATAGGCTGTATAGGCTTGCCTTCGGTTAGCCACTTAACGTTAGTAGGTGGCTCGGCTTTAAAATTAAACGTATCAGGTACACGCAGTACGCTAGCCAAGTCTGTAGTACGAGAGGGGTCAGCAATAACCCCGTGTTTAATTAACTGGCGCTTCCACAACTCCGCAGTTAGTTTCCATTCGTCAGCCTCAATAGCTTCGCTCAACACCCAGTATGCGTGGATGCCGTTACCTGAATTAACAAGGTGTGGCTTTGGTAAACCAAGTATCTGTGAAAAACGTTGTAAGTCTAGTAGTGCATCTTGTTGTGTGAGGTAGCCTTTCTTTTTCTCGAACTTTTCAACACCACAATCTAAATCTAGCCAATAGGCTTTTACCCAACCAGCGTTGCTTGCTTCTCTGCTTTCATTATCAATGAATTTAGCGCACCCAAAATAGACGTCTCTCTTTTTGTCTAGTAGTTTTTGTATGAGTGTCTGTGTTCCTTCAACTGTGTCTGCAAAATCTGTAAGCGGCTTGGTTCCTTTTTTGTAACTCGCTATGCAGTAGTACCCTTCTTCAGGTAAAACCGTAGAGAGAAAAGAATTCCATGAGGTCATTTGTATCCTCTAATTGCGCCGACAATAATCCCGTTGGGCTAGTGGCACCTAGCCCTTCGGTTGGCTTACGCCTTCTTCTTTAAAAACTTATGAATCTTTATTTCGTGTACTTTTTTGGGCTGGCTTTGACCAGTAAACCACGCATATACGGCAGTGCGTGATACACCAAAATATTCTGCTATTTCGATAACTGATATGTCCAGTTCAATACATCGCTTGCCGAGCAATACGCCCGGTGCGTCTCCGGCTCTATTAACTAGCCGTACAAATTTTGAAGAGTATCCAGTCATTTTTAACGGGGGGCGAACCCCCCACCTTTCTTAAGCCCAGTCGTCTAGAACTGCGTTAATGTCTTTAGGCGTTTCAGCTTCAGACTTCTTTGCACGTTTTACTGGCTCCGCAGCTTCGGCTTTAGGGGCTTCTGCAACAGGTTCAGGTTTAGCAACGGCAGGGGCAGCTAGTTTAGCACCAGTATCTACTTCACCAGCACTTAAACCAATTGCGGCTCTAGCTTCGGCTGTCTTGCCCTTAGCTTGAGCGTTCTCAAACTCATCAGACTCAAGGTAACGAACCGCTTTGAAAGTAAGTTTTGGTGTAGCGCTTGACGTGTCAAAACGCATCTCTGTAACTACTGAAGTTACTGATACACCATTAGTACCCAAGAGGCGAACGTATGATTCGAGAGGCATCTTGCCTTCAACTGGTTTGCCAAAGATAGACTGTGCTGGCAAGGTCAACTGGAATACGTCACCCTTTTGGTCATTCTCAAGCAATACAGCTAAGCGGCGGCTAAAGCGGCATGCACGACCTCTACCGCTTGAATGAGAGCCATCAATGTTCTGTGGGCAGTCCTTACATGTAGCAGATTGTGGGGCTGTGCTACGGGTGCTTGGGGTAATGCCGTTGTCAGAGAAGCATGTAGGTGCGCCTACGGTTTGACCTTCTTGGAATACACCCTCGTAAAACGTACGTGAATTGTATTGAGCCGCACCAACTACGATGACGTTCATAGCACGTTCTTCGTTCTTAGCAACTTCTTTGCCATCCACAACCATACGGAATACTGAACCTTTGATTGAGATGCGCTTAACAGGAGCGCCTGAGCCACCACCTGTACCCATAAGGGCTTTTGTTGTTTCATCCAACTGACCACGTAAGTGCGCTGGCAGATTACCGTTTAATAAACTTAACTCGTTAGACATTTACTTCTCCTTTATTTGTATTTGTCAATGCAACAATATCCGACTTTTTAAAACGCAATTTAGTACCTACTTTGAAATGCGGTAGTTTGCCTTCTCTGCATAGCACATAAATTGTTTGCCGAGAGACTCGCAGTATCTTTGAAACCTCATCGACTGTCAATGGAATATCTTCCATGTTTACTTCCTCCTTACTGTAACTGTGTATTTGTTATTCACATTCATACCAATAGGCATCAACTCAGGGTTTTCTTCTAGGAATTGCTTCATATTAGTCGTACTTATACGGCGTTCTAAAAGCTGTGGCACGTTGTGTTCTGTAATGAACTTGTACATGTGCTCCCAGTCCGCTGTTTCATACCTTGTTCTTACTGTCCGATACACATTACCAAACGGAGTACGAACACTATCCGCACCAATCGTTTTGCATATCTTGAGTAATTCTGCTTCGACTAAATCCATCTGAGCCGAGATCTTGTTGTCCTCTGCTTCAAACGCCGCCGACAATTCTGCACGCTTGTCCCGCATCTTTACATAAACTGCTACGAGACGGTCTGCCTGTAACTGTTCGCTCATTTACTTCTCCTTTTTGACTGCTGTTTCTTTCTATTGTACACCAACACTTAACAATGTCAACTAAGTAGTTCCCCGTATAGCGACATAATGTTATGTTGAATGTCTTGCTTGTTTTGTAATGCTTCGTATAGGCGTTTCTCAACGTTGCTTCCACGCAACCTAATTACAGTACATGGGTTCTTTTGCCCACTACGATGTACCCGTGCATTAGCTTGTGCGTAGGTTTCATAAGACGTTATCGGACCCCACCATACAATCGTATTAGCGGCATGAAGGGTAACGCCATGACTAGCTGCCTGTGGCTGGATAATAAGCACACGAGGGTTAGGTGTTTCTTGGAACTTTTTAAATATTTCTGTACGTTTGTTTACAGGAACTTCGCCACTAATAATTTCTGCGGTGTACCCGTCTTTGGTCAGGCTCTCGTGAATAATGTTAATGGCATGTTTGAACGGCACAAACACCAGTACTTTATGGCTGGACTCATCAATAACTTCTTTTAGTACCCTTAAACGGTTGCTGGCATCAAACTGGATAACCTCACCCGTATCAGAATAGACTGCCCCACCCGACAACTGTAATAGTTTGTTTAGGTTAGCCGCCGCATTAAGCGTTGTGATCTCCTCACCAGCCGCACGTACAAGCATCTCCTTACGTAGCTTCTCGTAGTATTTCTCTTGCTGTGCAGTAAGCGGTACATCCCTTGTTTGGTAGGTCAACTCAGGTAAGTCTAGGCATTCTTCTTTTGTAAATCGTATTGCTGGCTGGAGAATGTTATGTACCAGTTCTTCTGAATTCGGCTTGGGTATCCACTTAAACATAGAGATCTTTTGCATCACCATGTCCCTGAAGTGGGAATAGAACTTAGGAACGCCTGTCGGGTTAACTAGCTTAGCAATACCATAAGCATCCACAGGAGACTGCGCCGCAGGAGTACCAGTCATCATCCATAACCAAGTATGTGGCTTAATTAGCGAGTTTAGAATCTTCCAACGTGTGGTAGTAGGATTCTTATAGGCATTGGCTTCGTCAATCACAATCATGTCAAATCCAGCCGCCGCAATCTCATCAGCCACAATCTCAATGCCATCGTAGTTAATGATAATTATTTCTGCGTTGCTATCAATAATCTTCTTGCGCTTTTCTCTACTACCATACGCAATATCAACTGTGCGGTGAATAGCGAATGTAAACAAGTCCGCACGCCACGCTGAGTCCATAATAGATAGGGGGCAGATAACTAAGGCACGCTTAATAAACCCCATCTTCATTAGGTAGTCCATAGCCCATATGACGCTGGCTGTTTTGCCCGTGCCTTGCTCATTAAACACAAACGCACGTCTGTGCAATGTTAGAAAAGCTGCTGTATCTCGCTGGTGCTCAAATGGTTTGTACTGACCTGTCCAATCGTATTGACCAGTAATTGGGGATGGTACGTTTTTAATTTTTAAGTTTTTTAAAACCTGCGCCTCCTCCAAACCCCAATGCACAAGAACTTCATGATAGTTCCCGTTAGAAGCCATTAGCTTAGACTTAGGGATGGTACTAGTAATCCGATCAGGGTCGTTTACCTTAAGCAATAATGCCTTGTTTTCAATAATTTCCACTTCTCTCTCCGATGCCAAGTAGCCTGAAAGCGGTGTCCGCTTCAAGCATTAATTATTTTATGCCGGTCTTTCCCGACTGTCCGTTAGCCTCTACTGAGGATATTCCTGTGAAGGAGCAATATGGCTAACTGGTATGGTTTACTATGAAGGGAAGCTAAACAAACCCCCGTTACTTAGGCACTCATATCTTATCCCGTAACAGTACAACAAACTACTTTTTCTTACGTTCCTTAGCGCTAGTTTCGCTTACTAGGTTACGTTTAGAGTCTCTTTTAAATGAACGATTCTTACTTGCGCTTTCAACCCGTACGCCGTCTTTAATTGAACCGCCCTTGTCAGCCGCTTTGACGTGGGCTACATCCATGCCATCGCCCTTACGTACCTTACCTTCACGCATTAGCTTGGCACGTGCCCTATTGCGTTCCATGCGGTTCTTAACCTGCTCAGGCGAGTCTTGGTACTTCGTGGCTTGCTCGTATTTTCTATCAGCTTTGTTTTTGTAAGGCATTAGTCAACTCCATTATGTGGGCATGTGGTTACTGGACACCACTTGCGACAAGTAAAGTTACGCTTCGGGTTCCAAACATTGTTACTTATACTAGATTCTAACTGATTTACAAGGGGTTTAAAATGCTCAAAGTAAGCCAGTCTATGGTGCGATGTGTACTCTTCTTTAATAAACTCTTTAGAAACAACGAATAACAAGCCAGCCTTGATAACCGTAATCTCAGGGTAGTGTGTAAATACCGTTGCGGCTAATAGTTTAAGTTGCTTAGTATCAGCGTATTTAGCAGATTTGCCTGTCTTATAATCAATAATACGGGCTTCTTTGTTCTCTCGGTCAAGGATAATAAGGTCGGCAATCCCTCGGTACCATACGTTTTTATCAAAGAAATCGCAGGGTGCCAGCTTGCAACCGTCTACGATCTTAACTGCCAGCTTGTTCTCGCATAGCTTCTCGCCCGGCAAGGCTTTGAGTTTGTCGAGCATCTCTTGTATATACGCATACTTAGCTGGCAGGGGTTTGCCATCCCTAATGTGTTCTTCAGCCGCTAAGTGCAAGTCTTTACCGTAGTTCATAGCCTCAGATTCAGGCTCTTTAATATCCTTGGCTATCCGTAAGTGGTAATACTTCTTAGGGCATTGTTCGTACAAGGTGATGCTACTGTAAGACCATGCAGTCATTAGAGGCTTTCGTTAGTTAGATGAGTCATCAATCGTACGTCTACAAATGCGTTCATCATATGCTCATGGGCTTCCGCAAAACGGCGTGCGTTCATGGCAATCTCATAATCTTTTAAATTACGTCTAGCACGGATTAGTAAGTCAGCATAGTCAACCACGTTTGCCCCAATAGGTTCTAAATTCATCAACAATCTCCGTACGTTTTACCATACCCAGCTTCGCAGTTCACAGGCAGTCCTACCGCCCAGTCGGGTGTCCACCGCATACATTCTTCAACATACGCAACGGCTTCTTCTACTTCTCCCTCAGGTGCAATACAAGCCACCGCATCATGAACCGTTAAGACGGGTCTATATTTTTTAGCAATCTTTAGCATCTGCTCACCAATAATGCAACGAGCAAGTGCTTGGCAAATGTTCTCTACCAGCTTACCACCATATATTTTAACAGCACCACGCCTAGAATCATATACATATTGGTCGCCATCAGCGGCTTTTATTTTACGTAGGTTAGGGTATCTTTGGTACAGCCCATTAGGCAGTAATATCCCTGAGTCGCCATGCACCTCAACGCACCCGTTACCAAATGGTGTGTTCTGATTCTTAGCCATCGCTTCTACTGTATGTTTGCCTTGTGTCCATAGCCCAGTAATACTTGGATATGTTTGTCGGTATACATTGATGATACGAATGGCTTCCCCTTCTTGAATCTCCATCCCGAAAGTTTTGAGTTGCGCCCCGAATTTCTTAGCGCCCATGCCGTAGCCAGCCCCAAGGATTGTGGTTTTGCCCACGAATCTTTCCTCTTTCGTAATTTCTGATTCATCCTTCGCATATATAGCCGACGCCATGATTTTGTAAACATCTTCACCTTTCGCAAACGCTTCTACTAGATCACTTTGCCCTGAGAGCCAAGCCAGCATACGAGCCTCAATCTGTGAGGAGTCAGAGTCAATTAAGACATAGCCCTTGGGGGCACGAATAGCGTTCTTTAGCTTGCCAGCATTAGCCCCACGAGCAGGTAGGTTTTGCAGGTTCAGCTTATCTGCACCGCCCCATCGCCCAGTATGTGCGGCGTAATACTGCAAGGGTACGGGCATCTTGCCACGACTAGCAATACCTAAGAAACGCTCTGTACGGGTTTCCTCTAGGGTTGACTTGTTACCTAAACGTGCCGCCACAAGTGCTTGGACTCTATCGTCAGGGTGTTCAGCCAATGCCTTGAACTCCTCATCGGATTTAGCTAGTGCCAGAGTCTCTTTCCCCGTAGTCAAAGATATTTTGGTAGGTGGTTCAACGCCCAGGCCCCGTAACATCTCGGCAAACTTAGGGTTACTCATTAGGTCGTCACGGGTGTCTACACCAGCACCCACCAGCAAATCCGCTTTACGTTGCTTCACACCTTCAAGATGCTCGAGCAACATTTTACGATCCAGCTCTAATACTGGTTCTGAAAACATCTTTATAGTTAACGATATGAGTTGTAGCTCAGAAAGGCTAAAGCTAGGGGCTAGCTTGCCAAACAAAGCATACGTAAGTTCAACGTCGTTAACACAGTAGCTACCATACGCATCGAGTTGTGCCTTGCCAAATGCTTCTCGGCGCATACCCAAGGCATCTACTACCTCTGTACCCTTCTGACCTAGTTCGTAATGTTGAACCAGTTTCGCAAGACTGTTACCCACTTCAGACCCATGAAGCGCTCTCGCCATGCTGAGAGTGTCGAGCCAAGCCTTAGGTTTAATCCCATATATCCAAGTAAGGATAGCGGCATCAAACATAGAATTATGGGCAAGGACAGCAGCATCATCCCAGTTAAAAGTACCCAAAAAACGATTAACTCCAGCAAAGTCTCCAGTAAACCACGTTGTCTTCTCATCATTCTCCTTTACTGCTACACCTATGACTTCAAACTCAGGTGAGCGAACGTACTCCTCGGTTGTAATCTTTGACAGGCTAAACTCCCTGTCGTAGTAAGTTTCAAAGTCTATCGTTATTATGTTCATTCAAGTCTACGTATCCAAATTTATCCGTTGGTATATCAAAAAATAACTCACCCTCACGTACCTTGTAATTGCTTATTTCTTTTACTGGGTACTGATCTATGTCCTTCATCTGTATCCAGTAGGCATGAGTCATTGTCTTAGTTAATGCAAAAAATAGCGAGTTCTCTGAGAAAAACTTACGCTTCCTTTCAGGTACATGGATGGTTGGGTATGGGCATGGGTGCCATTGGCGTACCTCTACTTCAATCGTGCCAACTACCTTATCATCTTTCATTACTAACAAATCCACCCCGTACTTGTCGGGGTTAGGTTGTACTGTTACACCGCATTTCTTTTCTATGAAGGCGGCTACCGCCTCCTTAGCTGGTGCATCGTAAAGGTCGTGTAGTTCTTGCTCAAAGAGTTTGCGCATTATGCTGATCTAGGTAACTGTCCGCTAAAGGTATACGAACCTGTATGCCCAAACGATGCCCAAGGTGCGGCATAGACTTTGAACCCAGCTTCACGTGCAATCTTACAGAAGTGGTAGTCCTCGGAAAGAAGTCGGTTGCTTTCCTCATCAATACTGGTAGCAAAGAACTCCTTAATAGTCTTAACCTTACGCACTACGTCTACCGCATGGTACATATCGTTTGTATAGCTAGGTACTTTACCTGCCAAGGCTTCAAATACACCACGTTTAATTAACATGAAGCCAGTACCGCCGTTGGCAATCTCCATCGGTTCGTTAATGTTGCCAGTTGTGGTCTGTGTTCCGTGCGGTAAATTTACAACAAATGCGCCGGTATATTTAGATAACTCTGCTGGTGGTACGCCACGTTTAACTGCCGCCTCTATCTCTACCCAGTTAATTTCTTTCTTGGGGTATATGCCGCAGATAATATCTTTGTTAGCCTTGACCATAAGCGGGATGTCGTTCGGGTTAAAGTTAATGTCCGCATCAATAAACATAAGATGAGTAGCATCGGATTCTAAGAAGTCATAAGCCATGCTATTACGAGCACGGGTAATTAGACTCTCGTTCATCATGAATGAGAAGTACATCTGTATCTGATTCTGCCCACACACCCCAACAAGTTGCATAATGGCGGAAGCGTACATACCTGTACACATACCACCGTACATTGGCGTAGCCACAAATAGTTTGGTTTGCTCTTTGCTCATTTTTTTCCCTTTTTTAATTCGTGTTTGGCTATAACCGCTTCTAACTTACGGATACATTCTTCTTGGTTTCGATTGATTGCCATAATGTCCGAGGCTATGTCTTCAATCCTATCGCCTAGGTCTTTCAGTAAGTCTGCCGCCGCCCATAGTGCGCCACTTTCGACATCGGTAGATATTTTTTCAGCTACAAGTTCAACAATATCTGAGGCACTATGTACCTTGTATCCCAGTTCACTTACCTTGTTTGCTTTTTCCCACAATTCGTTTACCATTTTGCTTCTCCTTTTTTTGTTGTTGAATGTACTGCTTAAGTACGCTTATTACACCTTCTTGCACCAAAAACCCAAGACCTTCTTTGTCAAACTTGACTATTGCATCAGCCGACCCATCTTCATTTTCTTTGATTACTTCGACTGTGATGTTCACTCTATACCCCCAATATTTTTGTAAACTTGAGCCAATACTTTTAACACATACGCAATATCGTTAGGACTTAACTGCCCCATTAACTGTAGTATTTTTATAACAGCAATATCGTTGTCTAGTGGTTGGGCTTTAACTAGGTTCTCGATCATTTCTTTCTCCAAGGTAGATCAACATACGCTTTCTTCATTGTTGCGTTACCCTCTGTAAACATTCCAAGTAATCGTTCGGGCGCTCGGTAATTAACCGTAGCCTCTCCCGTGCATCCGAAGGCAGGCAAAGCTGATGCGGCAGCTTTATAGAACGGTCTGTCTGCACCCCATTGCCCATAGAAATTATGTGCAATACCGACCAAATATTCCCGCTTAAAGCAGTAACAGTTAGTATCAACAAAATTGATAGTGTGATCGTAAACCGTCGGATAACGACCGAGTGATTCGCAATCATCGTCGCATATATATTCTCCAGCCTCATTGCATATCCTCCTCAAGCTATACGACCATATCAGGTCTTTGCTTTTTATCTTGTTAATCATGGTTTCTACATGATTTGGTTCGAACCAATTATCCTCATCGAGGAATAAAATATAATCGGCGTTTACCATTAGTGGCATAGCGGCATAGACTCGGTGCCCATACCAGTTGTTACGACCTACATTTTCGGGTAGTTGGATTACTTTTCTTAGCTTTGTTTCACTTGGTTTTGTAGCCATATCTTTTCCATCAAGCACAATAAGATGCTCGGTTTCAATGGTCTGTTGCTCTACGCTTAGTAGTGCTTGTTCCAATGTAGCTTTACCCGTAGTTGGAGTAATGACCATAACCCTAGACATTAATAATCTTCCTCTCCGCAATCATGGCATCAGCTATCTCATATGCTTTGGAGGCGGCTAATTCAGCCCACGATTTATCACCTACTGGTAACTGCCAATCACCAGCGCATATACCAGCCATAATCCTTGCCGCAAATTCATCTCTTAAATTCATATCTTCCTCACGTTTTCACACGATTTAC